ATAATCAATTACCAGTTTTATATTTTTATATAACTTAGACCAATTTCCGGGCCACCTTATATACTCATAAGTATCACCGTGGCCGTCTATACTAATGCTTAGATCTATGGTTTTAAATTTTTCCCATACAGCTAATTTACGTTCAGCATCTATTTGTAGGTTCGTGTTGTAATGCAGGATTAAATTTTTTGATCTACCGTTTGCGATAAGCAGTTCAACTATCTCATCGTGGAATTCGGACACCAACGGCTCACCTCCTAACATATATATTTCTGTTAAGTTGATAGATTTGTTAATTGTGTCGAGTATTTTGTCTTTGGTAGATCTATCAAATTCTATGATTTCCTGATGGTTCTGTGATTTATTAATAATATTCCATTGTTTAGCAACTAACGAACTACTAAAAGGGCTACACATTCGACAGGCAAGATTACATTTATTTCCTAATGTGATATCAAGATACTGTATATTTTTAAATTCAATATGACTTTTGAATTCGATCGTCTTGTTATTTTTTATTCCATAGGATTGATTCTCATTTGCCACGTGTCTAAAACTAGGATTTCCAATAGCCTCCATGTTCCAGCATCGATCGCAGTTACTGGGTGTTTGTCCATTTAAAAAACTCTGTCTTAATTCTACAATTTTTGTATTGTTAATAAATTCTTCAGGAGTTAAATCCTTGGCATATAATTCGAATCCGTTGGTTCCACTGCTACAACAGGCTCTAAATTGCCCGCTTGCATCTATGCTTATGCTATTAAAAGGCAAGACACATAAGTTATTCATTGTTTTCCTTAACAATGTATGAATCTTTTTTGTTTCCAAGTTCTCCAAAATCGAGACCGTTAAATTCTACACCACAGCATTGTCCGCATTTCGCCGGACGCATCGAAGTATTACCATTTTCATTGTCCCATGTATCCGGAATCCATTTTTGAAAAATATCTAATTGCAGTATGTCATAGATATCGTTAGTATGCATATTAAGTCTGTGCATACCGCCCTGGGCAATGATCATACTGATGTAATTTTCATCTCGATCCTTGACCTTGATATCTATCATAGGCTCAGAACCCAGAAAACAACAAGGAGCAACATGACCTCCCGCACTTACAAATATTTCATTGTGCGGTTGATGCTCTCTAGCACCTTTAACAGCGCGGCACGCTATGTTGAGTGAATCTAGATCAATGGTTTGCCATTTTCCATTTACAAATCTTATATCCCCATTCTCGATACCTACCATGTTTTTAAAATCATTCAGAGTGATGCTTTGATATTTACTCTGCTTGAAGTATGCTGAATCCTCAAAGTTGTGTTTGAATTTATCTTCGTTGGGTTGTTTTAAATCATACAAGTAGTTGCCTTTCCAATAAACAGGATACGACCCGACTCCGTTATTATATCTTGCCCAGCGGGTAGTTCTTTTAACATTGAAATTTTTAAAGCCCATAGTTTTAGCTAATTCTCTAGCTTCGTCGACTTGGTGTTCATTGTGTTCGAAAACAATATAGTCCCAATGGGCGACGCCGCCAGCATTAATAAATGCCTGAGCGTTTTCTATAATCTTTTTCCAATTGGTATTTCGACGATACAGATGATTTGTGTCTTCGAGTCCATCTAGACTAAACGTACAGTAATTACCTAGATTTTGATCTTCACGCATCACAGCCCCTAAACGTGCCCACCATGCTGGATTTCTAAGACTACCGTTGGTATTACATGCAAGCCCTATGCCTGGATTAGTTTCTCTACAGTATTCATATATGTCTACGAATTCTCTACAGGCACAAGGATCACCAAAATTCCCGCAGGCAAGTATCTTTTGTAATTCCAATAAAAATTTTACAGACCATGCTTTTTTAAAACTTTCTAAAGTCCATTCCTTGTTTTCTAATGTGCTTATCTCAAAACCTTTTGAATCATATCTCGGACACATAGAACATCCACTATTACATTTATCTGTTGGCTCCCAATGAACCTGTGTTATTACATCATTCCACATATTATATCCTATAAGTATTTTTTAATTTCGTTGAAGTATTCAGGAAAGATTTCTTTGAAAGATTCTTTTCTTATTTTATCTCGCATCTCGAGTTCTAACCAAAAATTAATCCATTCCAATTCAACAGATTCTGTGTTGGATAAATGTTGTATAACCATGTTTCTGTCATTGTTCCACTGTTGTGGTAGATATTTAGATTCATATAAATTAAGTTTATTGATTACTGTTTCTTTTAGTTCACGAGGCAAAACTTTGATACCATGATGATCGTGAACCATGTTTACGTATATACCTATACCTTTGCTGGCATAATGCTCGAAAGTTTCAAAAAAATCATATACATTAAATGCTGAAACAGAAATACAAGCAGATAACAACCATTCAGTATTGCTGTTATTTTTTGCAGAAATAAACTTATCAATATTTTCTTCTACTTCTTCCCAAACAGCCGGATGACGACAATATTCAAATTTCTTACCAACGCCGTCACTGCTAATTTGTATATCTACAATTTTAAATTCTTCTAGCAACGACATATATTTTTCTGGATAGATAGTGCCATTGGTATTATAATGAATGTGTTGTTTTTTACTCCAACCGTTTTTCACACACTTTTCAACAATGCTCCAGTGTTTTTCAATATAAAACGGTTCTCCTCCTGCAAAATCAAACTTGGTCACATTGGGCAAGAGTGTGGTAATATCATCCCATAAGAATTTGTTTTTGTAATCAAAACTATCTTTAGAAATTTTCCATTTTGGTTGTTTTAAATATGCTTGTTTATTATTTGGAAAATGTATAGCAGCTTCTTCAATCATCCAAGGAGTAGAATGCGTTGGTCCACATATCCTACATTTTATATTACACAAATTTCCCATACTTAGGTCTACCACTATCGGTAACATGTCATTGCCGGTAATAGAGTTGGCATATATTTTATTATCTCTAACACGTTTACTTTCTTTTCCGGCATCCTCTTCTTGCCAACAAGCCTTGCAATCGAATATTTTAATTCCGATATCAAGACTATTAATCATTTGTTGACGATCTTTGCCATTCCAAAACTCTAAAATACTAGCAGTGTTAATCGTAGTCTTGCCTGAGTCGGTCACTAGCTCTCGAGTGCTCATACAGCATGGCTTAACTATGCCTTTGGGATGAATGCTTAGATTCATATACGGATTGACACAATAAGTAGATTTATTTTTCATAATTTTCATAAATTTGTTTACACAAATTGTAAAATTCTGCGTATTCAGGAAACGTCTTTAACAAATCTGTTCCCAACCGTTTGTCATTTTCAGTAAAGAAACTGTAAAAATCTCTACGCCCTGCACGAATTTTTTCTGCTGGAATAGTTTTAGCTTTCATGTAATCTGTAACACGTAAGAACTTTTCATATTCTAAATCACTTAACCATTCACTATCTTTGATAAACTGTAATGTGTTGTCCATGTCCAGGATGAAATCATCTGTGAGAATATTAATCATCCAGTGAGGAGGTTCTTTTAAGTACGGAGTATCGAACTTGATAGCATCACGACCAAATTCTTTTCTCCACTCAATAACTTTCTCTAGCAATGATTTAAAGTTAGTAACACACAAAACATTAAATGTACACATAAAATTTACGCTAGTTCCTGTAGCAAGCACTGCTCGCATGTTACGTTCCCAATGAACGCAATCTAAACCAGTACGCATGTACTCTGCTTGCTCGCCCCAGCTATCTATACTGGTGTAAAAACTAAAACTACGAATCTTCTTTTGTTGTAACAATGAACCTACACGCTCGATTAAACTATCAACTTTGGCAAACGATACACCTAGATTGCTGTTAAGTGTAATTTCTAAATTAGGTGCTGGCTCGTTCTCTAACAAATCAAAGAACTGCATTGCGCCGGGATTCATCAAAGGCTCGCCACCTGTGATACGAAGTGTATGCAAGTCGTTACGTAGACTAGGCCACCATTTCCAAAATGCTTCAATGTACGGATTTTCGTCCTTGGGACCGTAATATGAACCATTGCTCATGAACTCTATACCATACTGATTATAGGTTAGATCGTAATTGCCATGCTTCTTGATCTCTTCAGTCCACATTGTACTGGCCTGTGGGCAACAGTATCCGCATCTGTAATTACATCCATTACCAAAACTAACTTCTAGATAGCGTGGATTGATATGTCGGTCCCAGGGCATTTTAGCAACATCGTCGATAATAGGTACAGAATAATCACTAGCACTATGAATCATGCGATCGCTGATATGCTCTCCTGACAAATCTTCAATGTTCCAGCAGTAGTAACACTCATCAGGGCGGCCGCCTTCTAACATGGTCTTACGTTGTTGTTTTTTCCAGCTAGTGTTATGTAAGGCACTCGGGTCGACAGCTATTTCATCAAGGCTAATATGATGTGGTCTGGGATGATAGCAACTGTGATTATCTCCGGTGTGCAAATACAAGGTTTGATGCAGCCATTTCATGGTGCAGAATCCTGGACCTGTGGTGTTTAGTTTGTCTCGTATTGATTTAATATATTGTAGTTTATGATCCATGTGCGTCCTTGCAGGTGTTCCAAAAGTCTGTTAGTTCAGGAAATGTATTTACAAAATTTGTATTTCTACGACGATCTTGTTCTGTAAAAAACATATAAAAATTTTTCATTGCTTTATTTTTATCAAAATTGGATTCTTGTTTAATCCAATCTATCAACCGTTGAACCTTGCTAACTTCAAAATCTTTAAATCCTTTGTGATGATTAAACAATCCTTCAGTGTTCGCTAACATATATTCTTTGGCGTTTTCTAATTCGATAACCATTTCGGGTAACAATTTTGAATTTAAAAAATCAGGATCTTGTAACTGAGGAATGTCAAACCAAATTAGTTGACGGCCTTCACTGAATTGATTTCTTAATTTGTGAATGTTTTTAATATACTCTACAAACCCCGAGTAACTTAAGACATTAAACGTAATAATGAATGTTAAGCTATGTTTATACCCGTTGGCCAAAAAGTCGGTTATGTTCTGATACAGTAGATCGAAGTCCATACCAGGACGTATATATTCAGCTTGTTTGCCCCACGAGTCTAAACTACAAAACAGCATAAAGTGGTCAATTGCTGATTTTTCAGTAATCTTCTTCAATGATATCATGAACTTATTCCACTGATTTCCTGGTGGACAGCAATTTGATGTTATAGACAAGTTTAAGGCAGGATGTGGGTGTTCGTATACATAATCAAACATTTTAAAGGTGTTTTTATCCATTAGAGGTTCACCGCCAGTCATGCGGAATGTTTGTAGCTTTGAGTATATTACTGGCATCCATTCCCAGAATGCTTTTAAATAAGGGTTGTCGGGGCCGTTATCAATATTAAGCTTCTTTACCCATGTTATGTCGTTGTGCCAGCGATCTGATAAAATAATAGCACCGTTTTGTTCTATATCTTGCTGCCAGGCTGTGCTTAGGTGAGGACTGCAATAGCTACATTTAAAATTGCAGGCTTGGTTGAAGTTTACTTCAACATATCGAGGTATTGCATTTCCTTCAAATCCCAATGCCTGAGCTTCCGCAATCAGTCCATCTTCATAGACATCGTTGCTGCGATATGCACGATCGCTTAGTTGGTTGCCACTGTCTTCAATTTGCCAACAAAAATTACACTCGTCTGGTCGCTGACCTTCTAACATTAATTTGCGTTGTTCTTTTTTATGCCTAGTATTATGTAAAGAACTTACATCTATTGCAATTTCTTCTAACGGAATTTTATGGCTGCGGGGATGATAACAACTGTGTGTTTGGCCGGTTGGAATATGTATGCTTACATTAAACCATTTTGCTAGACAAAAACTAGGACTGACTTCATTTAATTCTTCAAAAACTTTTCCAGCATCGTGGAAATATTTAGACTGATATCGGCCATTAATTTTAACCAACTCGTTGCCTTTTATGTTTTCATTTAGAGGCATCGAATTTTTCCTGTAGCCAATTGAAGTCGTTGATTCGTCTTAACTCTTCTAGATTGTTTTTATTTTCTAAACCATATTGGCGGCCGGCTCTTGCTCCTGCTATGGAGTATTCACCAAACCGTGCATCTTGTCCCACATTACACCATATGTCTAAACGTTGCTGTGTTTCTTCTTCGAACTGTCTTTCAATGGTGCGACTAGACAATTTACAACATTCCCTAAATGCTGAGCGCCACGTGGTAAATTCATCAGTGTTAAACCAGTTAGTGTTAGACACCGTATTCATAGTCTTGAACTTTTTAGATATACTGGTTGTCATGTCAGATGTATTAACATCCATGTTTAGTGTTAAATGCCGGGGTAATAGTTTGACTCCGCCGTTACCATATTCTAGATTATTGATAGGGTTTCTACTACGCCAAACATGAACGCAGTCAATATCATAACTCGACATAACTAAATCAAAATTAAAATTATCCTCAACAACAGCATCGCCGTCTACTATCCATATCATATCAGTATCACACAACTCTGCTGCTTTAATGTGTGCCTGGTGAATTCCTTTAACTCCGTGTACTCGTTTTGCTCTGGGACATTTATCAAGCAATCTAAGATAGTTTTCTTCAGCATTGGTTTCATTATAAGATATAAACACCACATCATATAAACGATGCTTGGATACTAGAATATCATGTTCTTTTTTCTCAATTAAAAATCTGTGATTAAACTCTCGTTGACTAATAATTTTATCTTTAGAAAATAAGACAACACCGTTAGTGTAAATTTCAGAGTCGTTAAACAAATGTCTAAATGTATGATTTTCCGATCTATCATAATCAAAAGTTGGATTATTGGGTTTAAAATACAGATCAAAAATAGTTGTGTCTATTATTTCTATTTCAGGCCAAATGCACCAGAACATGGGCTGCTGGTTAGTATTGGTAATTTCTAAATATTCAGCATAATTATTAATGATATAAACAGGATATTCAAATTTACAAACTACTATATCGTGTTCTTTCTTGTCAACAGCGTATTGTCTTTCAAATTCTTTTTTGGACAATGGTTTATATTTGCTACAAAGTATCACCCCATTTAGGTATAACTCTTCGCCGTTACACTGATTTTTAAAAACATGATTTTCTCTACGATCATAACTGTTGTGATGACTAAAATATAGATTAAAAATCTCTTCGTTTAGAATCTTGATTCCGGGTGACACTACCCAAAACATATCGTCTGTTATTTGTTGATATTCTTCAAATGTGCTAGGACTATATACATTATACTTTTTTGGGGTCGAAGCTACAATATCTATTTCTTTTTTATCTGCAAAAAATCTGTGATGGAATTCTCTTTTAGATATTGTAACATTTTTAGGAAATAGACAAATACCATCGTGATGATCGCCGTTTTTAAAAATATGCACAATATTACAATTGTGTTTAGGTACTTTATAATCAAATTTAAAATTTGAATCAATTTCTACGTCGGGCCACACTGCCCAAAACATATCTGTGGTTGATTGTTTAACAGCGTTTACATATTCATCATATGTTGATATTTCAAAACTATTGTAACCCTTAGGCACACTGGCAGCAATGTCTATTTCTTTTTTTTCTGTAAAAAATCTATTATTAAATTCTCGTTGAGAAACTAATATTGATTTAGGAAATAAACATACTCCATCATAATGTTCACCGTTTTTAAAAACATGAACATACATATCGTCCCATTTTGTTGCAGTATATTCTGTTAAATTAAATGAATCGTTAAGAGTTATGTCGTCCCAAATAACCCAAAACATCTTAGTAAAAGATCTTGATTTTATTTCTTCATAAGAAGTTATGTTTGACAATCGTTGAGCAATCGGATACTTAAACTTTATTGTTTGCCAGTCCAAGTCATTGCCTGCAGTTTTCGAAACATAAAAAATGTCATACATTGGCAGGAACCGGCATTTTAAAATACGTATCGTTTAAATTCATAGTTTCATTATAGAGATCTAAAGTATACTTACTTTGACGTTCATCTAACCAAGGCCAGTCTAATCCTAAATTAATTTTTATTTTGTCTCCTAGATCTTTTATTGCATCTACAAGACCTTCGCCGTTGACTTCTTCATATGGTCTTCCGTATTGATTCCATATACCTCTAAGTATTTCAAAATCTCTAACGTCAACATAATTCCAGTTAGTACAATTAGCCATCCAGGTTCCTAATCTTGCACCGTAAACTGCAAAGATTCCGTTTTCTTCATGGCTACCAACTGTGGACCACATACGTAATCTATGAATGTTATGCCACCATATTCTCTGTTGTATTTCTTGGGCCGGAACCTTAACTCCGTCTAGCAGTGTCATTTTAACACCTTCACGGAACCCTGCTCGCCATGCTTGGAATGGCGATCCTGTAATAATACTTTCGCTAAATGTTAATGGAAAATTTCTATATCCATCTTCCCAACAGAAATCTACCTGTCCGCGATCGCTGTCTGAATTCTCATGTGTTTTCATATTCAACACAAAGTCTTTACGCCAGATCTTTAATCCACCATTACCATATCGAAGACCGTTGATTGCGTTACGGCCGCACCATCCATAGACCTGAATCTTAGGATCACTCATATCAAGATCAATGTTAAAAAATCTAGGATCTACAATGTTGTCAGCATCAACAGTGATAAACCAATCTGTTTCGCTGGCTTCGGCGGCGGCTTTATGAGCATGGTCTGAACCTTTAACACCGTGAATACGTTTAGCCCAAGGAACTTTGTTGCATAAATCTGCATAGTGTAGATCTGCATTAGGTTCATCGTAACTTAAAAATACAACATCAAATTCAATAATTTTCATTTATATTCTATCACATAGTTTTTAAACAAGCGTCTAGTGTATACACTAAATTTAGGATAGTTGAAACCTGTAATCAACTTATGGTTTCCAGTAAGATTGTTAATTGTAACACTTACTGTTTCAAAAAGCAAGTTTGGGTCGTTGTATTCTGTAATAAAAAATTGCATTTCAGTGTCGCCATCCCATACAATATTTCTTTTCTTTATCCCAGCCCTAGCCTTACATGTTCCCCCAAATTCTGAAGACATTTCTATTTTAAAAGTATTAAATTTTGAATCATATTTAATATAGATATCTGGGTTTTTTATTTCAGAATCTTTCTTAGAAATAATTCTATGCAGCACATCGTCTATCTTATAGGTATTTTTTATTTCTGCTACTTCTAAAGTATTTGAATTTATATCAACTATGCAGTTGTTAATTTTAATTTCTGCATTAATTATAGATTCTGCCAATTCTTTATCTATAGATATTTTGTGTTTTTGATCTTTAAAGGCATGACTAGGACCTACACTAATTACCGCGCCAGTGTCGGGGTTAAAAACCGCAACAAATTTTACAGGAGGTAATTTGAAATTTGCAAGCCAATTATCAAAATCAATTATTTCTTCCATAAAACTTCCTCGAGAATATTGATCATTTCCTTGTTAATTTTATCTTTTTCTACATAATGAACAATATCATATTGTTGATAATTTCCTATTTTGAGTTCACCTTTTTGGTTTAGATAAAATCCTACATGATCACTCCAGCAATCAGCAGGCCATGGCCAATTCTGTATCATAGGTTTCATATGTACAACTCGAGGAAACTCTAAAGGGTATGCAATATCATCGGTAATATCTAATATTTTAGCTGCCAAGGCAAAGGATTCATCTGTACCTACAACTCGAGGTTTATGATCCGACAAGAAAATATTTGAAAATTCTATAGGATTTTTTATAATATATCTTCCTAGATCGAAAAATTCTTTAACTACTTCGCTGTCTTTTTTAAAAAAGGTATACATGCTGTAAAGATTAGGTAGATCGTTTTTTATAAATGTCTTTCGATAATGATGATCAACAGCTATCTCTCCTCGATAGGTGTAGCTTTTGTTAGCAACATATAATTCGCTGTTTTCAATAAAGTATTCGACCCAATGACTGTAGTCACGCATAAACAACATATCTACGTCTAGACATACAGTGTATTCAAACGGAGTAAGATGGTCCATCCAAGATCTGCCATCCCAGAATGTCTCTTGATTCCATTCTATTACATGATCAAAGACCCAACTGCTGTTCAAATCTTTAAGTTTTTGCTTGTCATTGATCACTAGTGCCACTTGATCAAACCCAGATTTTTGTGTATTTTTAATACTGATAGCCAAGGCATAGGCTAACTGTAAATAGTCCACAAATTCATTCTCTGCTACTACTAACAGATATCCGAATTTCATATTAGCTCCAGTAATTTATCGCCATGTCTTACTATACTCTGTTTATTCATTATATGAACGTCAATGTTCTGTATTAAAGCCGCACAATAATTCTCATCTAATTTTGGGGATACCAAAAAAGTTAATTTACCGGCATCTACAGAGTGTAATATATCTCTGTCTAGTAATGTTAACACGGGCGGTAAACATCCCAATGGCGACTGTTCAAATCCTGCCAATACATGTTTGGCCACACTAAATGCAATATCATTTCTGTATTGTTTTGAATCAAATCTGTATGTGTCGGCATAGTATTGGTAGTTATCTTTGACGTGACGTACTAGATCAAAAAACATTTTTGAATTATCATTTTTTGTGAACATCACAGTAGTAGCCCAATACAATTTAATACCTACGTCCGAAACATATCTATCATGATATCCTAGTCGTTGATTATCATAGATATCGTTGATAGATTCGCCAATCATAAAATCATTATCTATATCCCAATATTCTGCCAGTCTATTAGAAAATATAAGAAAGTCTGCGTCAATCAAAAGTGTTCGTTGGTATGGAGTAATGTCGTAGGCGGAATTTCTATTACCATTAATGAATTGCACTACACTACGTGCTGTGCCGTCATGTAATCCTCTAGAATTATTCGACTCGGGCCTAGCTACTATGAAAATATGTTCGAAAATTGTTTGAGCACGATCATATATCTTAGATTCTATCATCCAATCTACAGTGGGTTGATCAGTTACCAGAGACACCGGCTGTCCAAGATATTTTTTAGCCAATCCTCCGGAGATAATCGCCATTAATGCATAATCTACAGTGCGATTGTTATGAGCGTAGATTAATATACCTTTGGTCATTTTTCTAATAATTTTTCTACTGATCTACTTTTTTTGAGATTTTGATCTTGTTCAAAATATTCATTAGTAGCTTCAAAATATCTATTAAAGCATTCATCTCGGAATGCAACTAAATCCTCGATCATTATAGGGGTTTCGTTTGTATCTAATAATACAACTCCACTACTTCTTCCGTTGACCAACAACATTTCTATAAAAGTCAAAAGCGTTCTGTCAATTTGAAATAGTCCGCCATTATAACCTAGTGTTAGCTTGGCTGCGATTTTTTCTTTTAGAATCTTACGTTGGATTGAAAACGTCTGCCGGTAATTAGCAAACTCTAGAGCGTTTTTAAGTTGATCCTTCATGCATTTTCCTTGATTATCTGCGCACTTTATTTAGCGGCTTAGAGATTCAAGGAAAAAATTAAGGTGCTATGGCCGAAATAGTAACTGTAGGCAATGTTACTGTAAAACTGCCCTGACTTGGTGGTACCAAAATACCTGTAGCATATTGTAAACTAACTGCTACTGTGAATGTCCCGTCTACCGAATCTGCGGGAGGAGGACTAAGAAACTCAAATAGATCTGTGTAGTTATCAACAAACTCTATGTGCCATTCACCTTGGCGAGCCGTACCTGTAGAATTATTGCTTGCATCTAAAGTTCTAGCATATATTTTATAGGTGTTAGATCCGTAAGGACTAGATCCGCTTTGACTGTACCACAACTGTCGAGTGTTTGTACATCTATACCAGTTTTGGCCATCGTTGGGACTGGTACCAGTACCGGGATTATTACCGCCATAGGTTTGCATACCAGCGGTGCTGAGAATAGATGTCCATTGTGTGTTCTGAGTGGTACTAGAGCCGCCGCTGCGTGATGCTGTAAATCGAATCTGACCACCACTATTCCAAAAATATCTAGCTTGATTACTATCAGGCCATGTAGCGGTCACTGTACACTGTATAAGACTGTTCCACGATGTGCCATATATTCCGGGCCAGGTAGTGCTTGAGGGTGCAGAAGGAATGTTTGTAGCTGATTGACCAGCTCCTACATTGAATCTATTTGATATAAGTGTATCAGCTAATGTATCGTAGGTAGTAACTGGCGCATCTATAGCACTAAATCTCACTGTGCCGCCTTCTACTACGGTAACTGTAGAGGGATTAGATCCTACCTGATGTACGTAAGCACTGAAAATATCGTATCTTAGATTAGCATACTCATTAATGGTAATAGAATTTCCTTCTGCTACCGCGGTGCTGACAAAGGGTTGTCCATAGCCAGAATTTCCCGATCCTGTACCGAGTACGCCGAGTACTTTGTTTCTAATATTGTTGTATTCTGCTTGGGTGATAATGTCATTTACTGGCATGCGTTTGTCTTTGATTAAGTCTTATATTTAATCGATTAACTGGCAGTGACCACAGAGAGCGAGTATGAAGGGCTAGCAATTGTAAAAGTTCCTGACGGTATAAGTGTTCCTGATGCTTTTAATTCTTCTACTGATATAGTCAGCGTTCCATCGACTGAGTCTCCCGGTGCTGGATTAGGGTCAAAACCAGCACCAGAATCAGTATAATTATCAGTTAAAGTTACTCTTAAAGTTAAAATAGTTGCCGTGCCTGTGGAATTGTTAGCTACATCAGTTTTGGCTTCTAATCGGTAATTATTAGCAGAATATGGTGTTGAAAGAGAATTTTGATAATATATTTGAAAAGAACTAGTAAGAGTATAATAGTTCACTAATGGATCCGTGT